GCGCTTCTTGCGCGCTTCCTTGTCTTTGCTGATCAGGTCGAGGTACGTCTGCGCCAGCGACTGAAGCTCGCTCTCGGGCATCTCCTCGGCCAAGTTGGCGAGGAAGTCGTCGCTGCGCGGCGCGAGATCGTCATCGTCGTCCAGTCGGACGATGGCACCGCCGTCGGGCGTGTCGATCACGTCCTCGTCGTCGGCCTCGCCCAGATCAACCACTTCGGTTTCGGGCAGATCATCATCGTCTTCCATGCCCGCTCCTATGCAGCGTACGGATTGGCAACCGGCTTGGGCGGAGGCCCAGACGGTTCATCTTTTTTGGCTTGTACCGCATCCAGTAGGCGCTTGTCCATCATCAGCCTGAGAGCCTGACTGGTGCTGTCCACGAAGTCGTCGTGCTTGATGCTACCGGGCCCGGTGTAGCTGCACAGCTGGTGCAGTAGCGGGTCGACCCAGTTGCGTGGCTGGCCCGGATGTTTGGCGCTCTCGGGCAGCCACACCATCTTGCGTGCGAAGATGGGCGAGACGATGTGCAGGCGGGTCAGCTTGTCGGCGCGGCCCGGGTTGTAGGCGTAGGCCTCAATGCCCTCGCGCTCGAGCATCTGGCGCAGGCTGATGCCGCTGCCCTTGTCCTCGATCAGCAAGATGTCGGGCTTGCGGCCGGACGTGGTGGGCTTTCCGCTGCCGAACAGCGGCTTGATCAGCGCCGTGTCATCGTCGTCCCCGTATGCCGTATTGAGCTCACGACGCACACGGCGCAACAGATCCGGGAGCCCCAAGCGCTCCTCCCAGCAGTCCAGCAGGAGTACATTATTTCGCTTCTCGTGGTGGAACACGCCCCACACCGTGCAGGCTGTCGGGTCAGCATCTCCCGATCGCTTGTCGGTGGTGGCCTCGGTGAACGCCGTGTCGAGCGACATGACCACGAGGTCGAAGCGCGGCAGCGGCTTGTCGTGCGGCCACAGCCTGAACTGGCTGCGACGCACAATTCCGCTCTCCTCAGGCGAAATGAGCTCGCCGTATAGCTCTTGACGGCCGAGCGTTGTTTGCTCGTACTGGGCGAGCTGATCGAAAAAACTTTCGGGCAGGTTGGTGCGGTTGTCGTAGGTCGAGCCGCTGACGATTACGCGGCCCTTCTTCGGCGCGACCAGCTTGCGGATGATCTCCTTCGGCTTGGGCGTCGTCGTCCACAGCGCCTGCGGCCGCTCGCCCAGACGCAGGCCCATCATGGCCATGTCCCACACATCGTCGTACATCCACGCCGCCAGCTCGTCGCACCAGATGCGAGTGTGCTGCGGCCCGCGCAGACGCTCGGGCTTTTCGGCCGTAAAGCCCCGGATCACGGCGACCTCGCCGACGCAGTTGTACATCTCGATGACGAGGTCGCTCTTGTTGTAGTTCTTGATCAGATCGGGCGGAATGACGTTGAGCAGCCCGCTCTCACCCTCGAAACAAGTGAACTTCACGTCCTGATATGTCGGCGCGATGACGGCGCTGTCGAAGCCGGCGGGGTCAAGGAACACTTTGCGGCCCAGCCACTCAGCTCCGACGCGCGTCTTCCCGAAACCGCGACCGGCGAGGTAACCGCACTCCGTGAAGTTCTTATCCTTGCCCTGCAGGCCGGCCGCCTTCTCGGGCACCTGCATGTCGCGCGCAGTGCGACGCCATGCGTCCTGCCACGCGAGGAAAGTCGCATGGCGTCCGGTGGCGCTCTTCAGCAGCGCGGCGTCAACCACTACTTGCCTGTGGTCTGGTTGATCAGGGCGTCAGTAAGCGAGGCGAGTTGCTCTGGCGTCAGGGTGGCCTCGGTCTTGACCGCGCCACCGTCAGGGCCGCTGATCTCGGTCTGCTGCTTCGCGCCGTACTTTTTCGGGTTCCAGCACGCCAGCAGCTTGAGGCGCGTATCGACCTGCGCCCTGCGCCACTGGACGTGGCCCGGATCAACACGGCCCTCAACGCGCGCCGGCTCCTCGTCGATCAGGGCGAGGGCCTGCTCCGCCAGTGCGTCGCCGCCAACGTCCCGCGCCTGCGCGTACGCGACCGCCAACGCTTCGTCTGCGGCGACCCATTTGCCCCAGTTCACAGGATGGAAATCCAACTCACGCCCGAGCGCCGCCAGCGTCTCGCCGTGCGCGATGCGCGTCAGCACCTGCTCAATCAGCTCAGGGTTCTTCTTCGCCGGGTACGGCATCTGCATGCTCCGCTTCGTGGCAGGACTACCAGCCCACAGCAGATAACACCCAGCCGGCCGAAGGACAAGGGGCGGCACTGTGGCCGCCCCGTGCTGGTCAGGCGTTGTTCTCGGCGAGGAAGGCGTTGCCGCGCTCGATGGTCTTGCGAATGCCGCTGACGATAGCCCACAGCTCGTTGGGGTTGACGCGCTTGCGATCATAACGAGCGAGTGCATACAGCCTCTCGTTGTAGTAGCCGGTGTCGCCGTAGGCGAGGTAGCCGCGACCGAAGGCCAGCAGCCGGCTGCCCAGTTCCGACCACTCAGCGCGGATGCCGTTGTCGTTGAAATAGTGGAACGTGGCGAGGGCGTGGTTGCTGTAGCGCTTGGCAGCTTCTTCGGCGGTGATGTTGTCGTACACCGGGCCGCTCTTCGGGGCGGCGTCGATTTCGGCGAGGAGGGTGTCGAGGTCGGTCATGTCGGTGTCTCCGTTTGCTGATAATTGCTTCTCTCACATGCAACGCACCGTTGCAAGCGATATTTTACGAGGCGCTGCAGCATCTGCAGCACGACGCATCACGCTGCATCTTCAGCTTCCGGGGCTGGTCATCACACCATGGATTTCTGCAGCGCAGCACAGCATCTGCTCGGTGCAGCATTTGCAGCAGTGGGGGGCACCCCCTACGGGGGTGTACCCCCTTGGTGCTGCAGAAATGCTGCATTACCCGACCTGCACCATTTGCAGCATGATGCATCTTGCTGCACCGTGCTGCTAATGCTGCACGTGTAAAAAAGTGCAAATGCTGCAAATTAGGCTATTGCAATGCCACGTTGCATGTGAGAGAAGAGGTCATCAACCAAGGAGCAAACGACATGACGACCACCCCCTCGACCCACACCGGCACCTGCCAAGCCTGCGGCCGCCGTCAGGCCGTCCACATCAACACCGGCAAGATCGCCAAGCACGGCTACACCACCGACTACGGCTTCTTCAACGGCGTGTGCGGCGGCTCTGACCACCCGCCGCTGGAGCTGGACACCGCCGTCAACATCGCGGTCGTCGCCAGCCTGATCAAGTTCGCCGCCGAGCAGGACGCCAAGGCTGACGGCGAGATCGCGCTGGTGAAGGTCGAGGTCGGCCCCTACCTCCGCGACAGCCGTGGCAGCCGCTACCGCGAGCGCAAGCTGGTTGATCGCGCCGAGTTCGTGGCCACCCAGCCGGCCTACGCCTGCTTCGACCGCGAAGTCGAGAGCATCCGCCGCAGCCTGCGCCGCACCGCCGAGGTCGTCCGCGCCAACGCCGCCGTGATCGACGGCCTGCGCGACAAGGTGCACGGCCAGCCGCTGCAGGCCCGCGTCGTCGAGGCCGAGATCAAGCGCGAGCAGTTCCGCACCTACCGCGAGGCCTACGCCCGCGTCGAGGCGCTGAAGGCCGCCGGCCACAAGGCCCAGAGCCGCCGCGCCTACGGTGGCTTCAACGTCACCTACCGCTGATCCAGCCGAGGGGTGGCCACCCAGCCACCCCTCACAACTGATAGTTTCAACCCTGCGTTGCAAATGCGAGAACATCTCATCAGCAACCAAGGAAACACCCGATGACCGCCTACCGCAACATCGACGCCGACAAGGCCCACCGCAGCTTCAAGCGCCTCAAGGGCCGGCAGGTGCGTATCCTGCAGCGCCACCTACTCGCGGCCGTTGACCGCGTCATGACCGCCCGCGCCTTCTTCGACCACTCCGGCGACAAGACCCTGCTGCTCCGCAGCCTGTCCGAGGTCTACGCCCTCAACGCCGTGAAGCGTGAGCTGCAGGCGGAGGGCTACTGACATGACCCGCCCCGGCCGTCTGCTTACCACCTTCATGGATGTCAGCCGGAAGCGGGGCTCGGCATCGGGTGCTGAACACGCGAAGCTGCGCGACCTGCTCAATTTTACTGCGCGCCATGGCGTCAAGTTTATTAGCCCGCAGAGCGTCAAGCTGGACAAGAGCAAGCCAATGCTGCTGTCGGACTTGCGCCCGCCCTACCCAGTCACTGCGCTGGAGGGGGAAATGTTCGGCATAGAGGGTGCCGCCGGGCTGATCATCGCGCGTGACACCGGCGAGCACGTCGAGCTTAACTTCATCTGCCGCATGCACGAGGGCGCGCGGGCGCTCGCTCCTGAATTACACGAGTGGCTCTTCACAAAGGTGACATGCCGTATCCGGTACAGCGACGCGTCGTTCCACGAGCCTTACGATATGGAGCTGAAGGACTTTTTGCGGCGGCATCCGTGGACAAAGGGAAGGGACACTAAAAGCTACGCGCCGTTTTTGAATTTGTATGGAGGCGTGTGCCAGATATTGGCCAACCACGATGTGGAGACAACGGACGTGCTGGCTGACGCCAAGGAGGCGCGCTCGCGGCGCGTCAGGGACAAGGCCCCGCTCTTCACGTACAAGACGCTGACAATCGGCGCGCCCAAGACGCGCCCAGCCGGCAAGGGCGGGGGCACGCACGCGTCGCCGCGAGCCCACCTGCGCCGGGGCTTTTACCGAACCAGCAAGAAGGGCGTGCGCCACTGGGTGCAGGCGACGGTGGTCAAGGGCGACACACCCGGCTTCGTCTACAAAGACTATCAAATTGAGCAGCGAGATAGTCGTTGCAACCCCTGATTGCATATGCGATGGAAGGTCAGCAACCAAGGAGACACCCAGTGAGCAAAGCCGCACAGATCGACGCCGCCCTCAAGCAGCTCGCCTACGAGATCGCCGAGGACAGGGCCACATACGACACCCTGACAGCCGTCCTCGTCATGCACGTGATCGACCGCTTCATCATCGACGCCCCGACCACAAGCAAGGAGCGCCTGTTCGACATCCTCAAGGAGAAGACCAATGACTAACCGCACACTGATCGGCTTAACCTGTCTTCTCCTCACCTGCCTCGGCCTGCTCCTGTGGGCGTGCGCGTGGGAGGAGAAGGCCCGCCAGCGCGCCGAGGCTTACTGTCAGGACCACCAGATGGTGCTGGTGGATACGGCCGCAGGCGAGCGCTGCGCGCCCGTATGGGCATTGGAAAGGACCACACGATGACGAGCAACAACTGGCTGGCTTTGGCCATCCTCGCCCTCGTGGGCACGGCCGCCTACATCATCATCCGGCAGCCGCCCATCACCCTCGACGACCTTGATGACACAGATTGGTAAAGATCATGACATACGTTAACCCCGATCCCGAGACGACGAAGGGCGACATCGATTTCCACGTCAATCTCGATGACGTTGAGACGCTCATCAACAAAGCCGTCTCGCGGTGGCTGCGTGAGCAGCGCCTCGAAATCTACCTCATGGACGGCCACATCGTCGTCTTCCTTGAGGACGCCTTCGCCGACAACGGCGAGCATTACACCTACCGCATACCCTACGCCGAGTTCTTTG